CAAGCCTATCGCTTTTTATGGATGGAAGAATTTCAAATGTCGCTTTTTGGAGAAACTACACTTTAACACAGGCTGAGGCTTCAGAAGTTTACAACAATGGAGCTCCGCTTGATTTAAATAATTTTTCAGGATCTGCACCTGCAGTTTGGTATAAACTAAACGATTCTGAAATTTTTAATAGCACAAGTACAGAGTGGAGTGTAGATAATAACGCATATCCTTCGGTTTACACAAATTCTTTAAATTTTGATGGAAACACTGATTATATAGATTGTGGCACAGGTAGTAGATTTAACATAGATCAAATAACTATTTCAAGTTGGGTTAAGTTACAAGATAATTTAACTAATCTTCACGTTATTGGTGGAATTAGAAACACTAATAATGGACTTATAACTTATATGATTAATCATCACACCAATGGTAAATTTAGGTTTATTATAAACCAATCATCAGATAATGCGTATAAAGTTGTATATGCTAATGATAATACAGTATTAAACACTTGGTATCACGTAGTAGGTGTTGCTGACGGTAGTAATGTTAAGTTATATATAAATGGAGATTTACAAACAGATCAAACAACTTATGACGGCACTATCACTTCTCCAACTCAAAATTTTAATATAGGTAGACAACCATCAAATCCTCTTTATTATTTGGATGGTGAATTATCAAATATAGCTGTTTTTGACACAGGTCTATCACTGTCACAAGTAGAAACTCTTTACAACAATGGAACCCCAGAGGCTTCAATAAGTCATTCACCAGTTTCTTGGTGGAAATTAAATAATACAAATACAGGTCTTATTGATAATGGTTCTGCAAGTAACAATGGAACTAATAACGGAGCTACAGAATATGTTGGCTTTATAAATACATTAGCTGGTGAAAGCACAGGTATGGATTCATCTAACTTAGTTGTAAGCGACTTAATAAAAGGTAACACTGGTTACACTCCTTATACTTTAAGCCTTGATGCAGCCAACTCAAACTTGTTTAACTGTGGCAATAATAATTCTTTGCGATTAACAACAGCAATTACTATTTCGGCTTGGGTTAAGTACACTGCAAATAGCACCCTAAATAGGTATTCGATTGTTTCTCGAGAGAATTCAACTTCAACTAATTATAGACTTGTATTACAAAATAACAGTGGAACTGCAAGAACTGTTCAATTCATCTCTGGTACATCATCATTTCTTTCAACTGGAACTGTAGCTAGAAACGAGTGGACACACGTAGCTGTTGCGGTAGACGGAAGTAATATTAATATATACATAAACGGAGTTAGTGCTGGAAGTTCGTCAAGTTTTGCAATTAATTCTGTAGATGATATTGATTTTGAAATATCAAATTCTAATTACTCTAATAGTTATTTTCCAGGTGCAATTTCAAATGTTGCTGTTTGGAATAACACTTCTTTATCTTCTACAGAAATAACAGAAGTTTACAACCAAGGACTTCCATCTAATTTACATAGCTTTTCTGGTAATGTTCCAACATCTTGGTGGCAAATAGGGTCTAATAGTTCTTACGACTCTGGCACTTGGACTTGTTTAGATGAAATTGGAACTAACAATGCTGTAAGTGCTGGTAGTATGACAAATAATGCTATAACAAATGGCCCTGGATATTCAGCAAGTGGTTTAGGAAATAGTTCAATAGATATTAAAGGAGATGCTCCTTATAGTTCGGCAAATGGTCTCTCAGAAAATATGGATGTATTAGATAGAACAACAGATATACCAAGTTAAAATATTAAAATAAAAAAAATGAATAATAAAAGTTATATAGTAATTGAGTTGTCAGACACCAACTTAGTTTTATTTTCTCAAGTTGACCAGCAAAGTGCACAATCAATGAGAAGAAATTTAGCAAACACTCAAGGGTTATTAAGCTATAGAGTAACTCCAAGTTTTGTTACAGACGGTAGTTTGCCAATTGTTGGTGATGTAATGAACCAGACGGAAGCTTTAGCTTTAATGGCAACCGCAGCTTGGTCAGAGCCAGATCCTACAGAGTAAAAAGTTTCTTATATTTGCAATTAATGGCTTACAGAAAGAAAATAACAACAAAGAGACCTGGGGTGCATTCTAAGAATGCTTCTAAAGGTCAAGTAGGGTACAAACCAAAATATCGTGGTCAAGGAAAGTAATATGGAAGAACCTATTTTAATAGCTTTGATTTCAGCACTTGGAGTCAAGGAAATATGGAATATAATTAAGAAGAAGATAGATATCTCTGCTAAAAAAGAAGATAATCAAATAGAAAGACTCACAGAAAAAATAAGCAGTTTAGAACTAAAGATAGATGAGCTTATTCAAGAGAATATGAGCCTTAAAGTGAAGTTGGCTAAGATGGAAGAAAGAATATTGTTAACAGCTAAAAACAGAATAAAGAAATGAAACTGTCTAAAAACTTATCTCTTTCTGAAATGATAAAAAGTCAAACTGCATCTAGAAAAGGAATAGATAATAGCGCAACTCCCGAACATATAGAAAATATGAAAGTGCTAGCTGAAAAGATATTTCAGCCCATTAGAGAGCACTTTGACGTGCCTTTCAGTATAAGCAGTGGTTACAGGTCAGAAGATTTAAATAAAGCCATAGGAGGCGCTCATAAATATGTAGATGGAAAATATGTAGCTACCTCACAACATTGTAAAGGAGAAGCAATAGACTTAGACAGGGATTACGCAGACGCTCCAAACAACGCAGAAGTATTTCACTTTATTAAAGACAATCTAAATTTTGATCAATTGATTTGGGAGTTTGGAACAGAAGAAAATCCTTCTTGGGTTCACGTAAGTTATAGTACAACTCGAACTCAAAGAAATAAAATATTAGTAGCCTATAAAGACGAAAATAATAAAACTAAGTATAAAGCTTATGGAAGATAAAATAAACCAACTTTTGCAAGGTCAAGCTGTGATGCAGAATCAGCTAGAGGAGATTAGCAAGCAAAAGAACGATCACGAAAAAAGAATACGTGGCTTAGAAAAGAAGTTCTGGACATCCATAGCGGTTATAATAACAGGAATAGGAACATTTATAGAGGGTTTATTTTTAGGAAAATGAAAGAAGAAACAGAATTTGAAAAAATGCTAAAGAGATTAGAGTCTCAAACAGTTCCAGAAAGAACCTGCAGTATTGATGATGAAAACTGCGAAAGCTGTAGTGGATGAAAAAGAAACTAAAAGACACTGGAATAGGTAAGTTCTTAAAAGAAAAAGCACCAAAGGTATTAGATGCAATTGGAGATATCCTCCCTTCTAACGGAACCCTTGGAATAATTAAAAACGTAATTAGCCAACAACCTGACTTAACTCCTCAAGAAAAAGAAGCTCTTCATCAACAAGTAGTAGAGCTTTATAAGTTAGAAGTAGACGACAGGGATTCTGCGAGAGAAAGAGAAGTTGAATTAGCCAAAGCAAATCGTTTTGACTTTATGTTTAATTTAACAGGTTTGGTTGGCCTTTCTTGTTTTGCCTTCTTGGTTTATGCAATAGTATATTTAGAGGTTCCTGAACACAATAAGGAGATTTGGATTCATTTAATCGGGGTAACAGAGGGAATTGTGTTGAGTATCTTCGGTTATTTTTACGGTTCGTCAGCATCACGTAGAAAATGATTATCTTTGTAAAGATAAATCAAATCAAATGAAATTAGAAGAAAAAGAATTAAAATCTTTAAGAGATTTAAACTCAGAGTTTCAGTCACTTAAAGTACAATTAGGAGAGCTGTCAATACAGAAAAACTCAGTTCTTAAAAGAGTAGATTTAATAAGGATAGAATTTGAATCACTTGAAAATGAATTAATAAAGAAGTACGGAGAAAACTCTGTAATTAATTTAGAACACGGAACAATAACACAAAATGTCGAAAATAAGTAATACTACCTCCTACCCTACTAAAGAAAATCCTTTAGGGACTGATTATGTAATAGGCACAGATGACTCTTCAAAAGAAACCAAGACATTTACCTTACAAAGCATAGCTAATCTTTATAGTGGAACTGGAGCAGGAACAGTTACTAGCGTTGGCTTGGGAGGCGGTACAACAGGCCTTATTATAACAAGCGACACAACAAATCCAATAACCACAACAGGAACATTTACCTTGAGTGGAACTTTAGCTTTAGATAATGGAGGTACAGGATTAAGTTCTTTAGGAACTAGAAGTCAAGTAATGTCTGTTAATGCTGCAGCCACTGGATTAGAATTTACAGACCCAAAAGTTATTGAAACAATAGAGGCGAATGAAGCAATATCAAAAGGAGATCCTTTATATATAGTATCTTGGAATAATGGTACCTCTACAGCGGTAGTTGGAAAAGCAGACGCTTCTAATTCTGCCAAAATGCCTTGTGTTGGTTTAGCTCAAGAAAATTTAATACAAGGAGCTACTGGAGAAATGATGGTAGTCGGATTAATGGATCAAGTAAATGTAAATGCAATTCCTTCTTCAGGTCCAAATCCATTAGTTAATGACGTTATATACGTAGCATCTGGCGGAGGCTTAACATCAATCAAGCCAATAGGAACTAGCTTAATACAAAATATAGCCATAGTAGTAAACGCTAGTGCTCAAGGAACTTTACAAATAACAACTATTGGAAGAACCAACGATTTACCTAATTTACCAGAAGGAAGTATTTGGTTAGGAGATTCAAATGGTGTACCTTCTGCTTTAGGTATAGGGACTAATGCTTATGTTTTAACGTCTAACGGAACTACTGCTTCGTGGCAATCATCTTCAAGCACAGAAACAGTAACAGGCACAGGCACTGCAAACACATTGAGTAAATGGTCTACAGGCGGAACAGGCATAGAAGACTCTACTATAACAGATACTGGATCAATTGTTTCTATTGGTAATCCTACAATTTTAAAAGGAGATGGCACAACTAATGGAAATGCAAGTAATTTAAAATTTAATTGCTCTAATAACAACCATTATGTAGAGTTTATAGGTCCTAACCATAGTGGAAGTCCAGCTAGTTATTCTATAACTTTACCAAACAAAATAGCTACGCAATCAGCTGTTAGCGGAGGCAGAGTATTAGAGGTTAACGCTTCTGGGGTTGGAAACTGGATAAATACTCCCGCAGGTAGCACTGCAGGGCATACTATTATAGATATGGCTGATGCAGATACAGTAACTTCTGCAGGTGGTGTAAATGCAACATATCTAATGACAACAACTGTTGATAGTGATTTTACAGCTAGCTCAATAAAACTTCAATTTGAACAAGTTCCAACTACAACAACTATTGAAGTGGGTATTTACACCTACGTAGAACAAGGTATTAATAGCACTACTTCTAATGCTAGATTAGGTCACGGGAGCTCAAATGGTTCAACTACTAAACTAAAAGTTATTTCCTTAACAGCAGATGATGGTCCAGGTTTAGCCTTAACTGCTGGAACAAATTACGTAGTTGCACTTAGATGTGTTGGCGGTAATAGTGGTAGTGGTGTTTTTGCAGCTTCAGGGAAATTATCTAATGTTGATTATGCAGCTACAATAGATGGAAATCCAGCTTTACCTATAGAGCTAAAAACTGGTGAATATGGCAATACTTTCACTGCAACAGCAATTAGACCAGCATTAACTATATATTAAATTAAATGAAATGGAAATTAGAAAAATATCAGTTGGTCCTGACTATAAGTCTGGAGCAATGCACTACCTTGTTGGGCAAGATGTTCTAGGGGGTAATTACACCATACACCATATAAGACAAGAGAAAAATTGTTTTAAAATATGGATTATTAAAGAAAACGAAATTGTACTTTGGAAAAGTTTTAATGCCACTATTCCAGTCTCTATAGAATATAATATCAACTTTTAGTATGAAGTCACCTTTTGGTTTTATTGTAACTCCGGTTAATGACACTCGGTACGATAATGTAAAAAAAATAGGAGGTATAGACTTTATTACTAGCTCCTCTAAAGAAGATCATACTGTTTCTAATCGTTTTGCTAATGTAGTAGCTACGCCACTAAATTACAAAGGTAAGGTAAAAGTAGGTGATATATTGGTAGTACACCATAATGTATTTAAGTATTACAACGATATGAAGGGCAGGGAGAGAAGCGGAAGAAGTTTTTTGAAAGATAATCTATTTATAGTTGAGCCCAATCAGTTTTTTATGTACAAACAAGATGGAAAATGGAAATCTCATTTAGATTATTGTTTTGTTAAGCCTTCTAGTAAAGAAGAATCTGTTATATTTAATAGTGATAAATATCAAGCTCTTACAGGAACTATTGAGATAACTAACCCAGAGTTGACTTCTTTAGGTGTAAAAGAAGGAGATAAGGTTTGTTTTAAACCAGAGTCTGAATACGAATTTAAAATAGACGATAAAACGCTTTATAGAATGAAATCTAAGAATATAACTATGACGTTATGAGTAAAGAAATTAAATTAAAAATAATAAAAGCGGGTAGAGCAGCGGTAGAACAATTAATAAAAGTAGCTCAAGAAAAAATTATTAAGCCTGACCCAGACGATGAGTTAGCAGCAGACAGACTAAAGAATGCAGCAGCTACTAAAAAACTAGCAATATTTGATGCGTTTGAAATACTTAATCGTATTGATGCTGAAGAAGAGGCTTTAAATAGTGTTAATAAAACAAGTAGTAATCAAGGTTTTGCAGAGAGAAGGTCTAAATAAAGTTTTACAAGATGTTGTTCCTAGAACAGCAATGGCTAAAAAAAACAAGGCCAAAAACTGGGAATATGGATACAATGAAAAGTACGATATTGTAGTTATTTCTAAGGATGGAACACTTGGTGACATATACGAAGTTCAAGGGTTAAGGATTGGATTACCTAAAACACCTTCTAAATATTATTCTAATAAAGAAAAGTGTTGGCAACCTTTTGAATATCCAAAATCATTATCTAAAATAAAATCCATATTTCAATGGAACGAAATGTCTTCTGAGTTTAAAGACACTTGGGTGGGTTATATTGAACAGGAGTTTGACAGGAGAGAAGAAGGTTTTTGGTTTAATAATAATGGTAACCCTACTTATATTACAGGTACTCATTATTGTTATTTACAATGGACAAAAATTGATGTAGGTCATCCTGAGTTTAGAGAAGCTAATAGAATATTCTTTTTGTTTTGGGAAGCTTGTAAGGCAGACAAAAGAAGTTTTGGAATGTGTTACTTAAAAATAAGACGTTCTGGATTTTCATTTATGGGATCATCTGAAACTGTAAATACCGCAACCATATCTAAAGATGCTAGAATAGGGGTGTTGTCTAAAACTGGAACGGATGCAAAGAAAATGTTTACAGATAAAATAGTCCCTATTTCTAATAACTATCCATTCTTTTTCAAACCCATCCAAGATGGTATGGACAAACCAAAGACAGAATTATCTTATCGTGTTCCAGCAAGTAAAATTACTAAGCGTAATATGTATCTATCTGATAATCAAGAACTTGAAGGGTTGGACACTACAATAGATTGGCGTAATACTTCTGACAACTCTTATGATGGAGAAAAGCTTCAACTACTAATACACGATGAGAGTGGAAAATGGGAAAAGCCAGAGAATATATTAAACAATTGGCGTGTTACAAAAACCTGCTTGAGATTAGGTAGTAAAGTTATTGGAAAGTGTATGATGGGCTCAACTTCAAATGCTTTAGATAAAGGAGGAGCTAATTTTAAAAAACTATATTATGATTCCGATGCTAAGTCAAGGAATGCTAATGGTCAAACTAAATCTGGATTATATTCTTTATTTATTCCTATGGAGTGGAATTTTGAGGGATATATAGATAAGTTTGGTATGCCTGTTTTAAAAACCCCAGACAAACCTATTGAAGGAAATGATGGTGAGCACATTACTACGGGAGCTGTAGATTACTGGGAGAATGAAGTTGACTCTTTAAAAAATGATGCAGATGCATTAAATGAATTTTACAGACAG